GTTAACATAGAAACTTGGTTCCCCCATATGCAGTATCAACGAACTCAACTGCTTAAAGACTCTGCTGGGCCTTGGAGATGGGAATGTCCGATTCATGAAGTGCCCGTGTCTCCGAATGAAAGAACGACAGAGTTTTTACAGGGGTGTTGCATTATTCCTCATACCGATGGAGCTAGAGCTAAGGACTCCAACCGATTCTTGTGGGACGCCTTTGCGTTTGAAAAAGAGGTTGTTGACAACCCTAAACACTGGAGGGCTTGGTTTTATTTAGGTCAGTCTTATCAAGACGCAGGCCGTTGGGAGCAAGCAATCCCTGCATATGAAACCTGTGCGAAAAACTCTGAATGGTTAGAGGAGAGGGCTGTAGCCTATTTAAGAATAGGCAGGCTTTATCAAGAGAAAGAGGGTTTCGACAAAGCACTCCCATACTTTTGGAAGAGTTATGGCGCTCAACAAAACCGTGCTGAGGGACTATTCGAAATTATAAGACACTACAGGAAGACAGGAGAGTATGCTTTGGGAGCAAAGTTAGCCCCTCTCTTACTGGAGGTAAACCCAGACCGAGAGCTTCTTTTTGTAGAAAGGTCTGTGTATGAATGGAGGGCAAAAGATGAGGTCTCCATTTGTTATTTTTACACTGGTAGATTTCAGGAGGCTGTTGCACTAGCTTCGTCGGCACTAATGTCTAATAAAATAGGCGAGGGTGACAGAGATAGGATTGAGAAAAACCTGAGACACTTTGAAGATGCAATCAAAAAACAAAAAGAATATGAACTACGCGAGGGCAGCGTCAAATAAGTCAACTGGAAAGTGGAAGTTGGGCGCAGCCATCGTGAAGAAAAATAAATTGATCGCAGCAGCACACAACACTACCAAGACGCATCCTAAGTTTGGATCAGGAGAATACAAAACTCTACATGCAGAGGGTCATGCCTTATGGAAGGCACTTAGACAGGGCCACGATGTTAGTGGTGCAACCATGTATGTTTATAGAGAGAACGAAAACCTTGCAAAGCCGTGTCCTTGTTGCATGGGTTTAATTCACAAACACGGAATCAAAGAAGTAATTTATACAGATGGCAAATAAGAAACGAGTAGAATACGTTTGGCTAGACGGAAAGCATCCCCTTCCTCAACTTAGATCTAAGACTAGATTTGTAGACATCCAAGATGGAGTTCCGAATTGGAATTTTGATGGCGGGTCAACTGAGCAAGGGGATCTACTAGATTCTGATCGCTGCCTCGTTCCTGTTAGAGCGTACAAAGATCCGTTCAACGAGGGAGGGCTTATGGTAATGTGTGAAGTTGAGTACCATACTGGAGTCGCACATGAATCTAATTCCCGAAAGCACTTGTCTGATTTGATGGCTAAGTCTGTGGAGAGAGAGTATGTGACTGGCATGGAGCAGGAATTTACGTTCATTAACCCAGCCAACATGGAGCCACTTGGACTGCTGCTGAGTCCGCAGGCCCAAGGCCAATACTATTGTGGTGCAGGCTGCATGAATGTGATTGGTAGGTTTATTGTTTCGGACTTTGAGAAGCGGTGTCTCGATGCTGGTATCGACATCGACGGCATCAATGCGGAAGTAATGCCGGGACAATGGGAGTGGCAGACGGCTGCACAAGATCCTCTCAAGACCGCTGATGATCTGTGGATGTCAAGATACATTCTTGATCGGGTGGCAGAGATCCACGCAGTAATTGTATCCTATGCTCCCAAGCCTCACCCAGACATGAACGGTGCAGGCTGTCACACCAACATCTCGACCAAGAAGATGCGTGAGAGCTTTGACGAAGAGCTTCATGAGGAGATGGCTTTTGTTCTTGATGCAGACCACGACGAACATATCAAGCTGTGTGGTGAAGGATTTGCGCTGAGGATGACTGGTGATTGCGAGACCTCGGACTACAAGAAGTTTTCTTGGGGCGTAGGCAATAGAGGTGCGTCAGTTCGTATTCCTGTCCGTGTAGATATGGACGGCAAGGGGTACATTGAGGACCGTCGTCCGTGTGCAAATATTGACCCCTACAAAGTGCTTTATTCCCTTATTTCCTCGCTAAATAAGTCAAACGCGCTATAATAGCACATGGACAATGCTGTTTTAAAAAGGCTAAAGAACGCTGGTTTGCTGTCCGAGCAGGTGCCCGATCTGGGCTTTGTTGGGACGGGTAGTTATGCCCTGAATAAGATTATTTCGGGTCACTACGACAAGGGCATCCCCATCGGAATGATTACTCAATTCCATGGGGAAGCCTCGACTGCAAAAACTGTTTTTGGTACGCACATTCTGAGGGAGGCACAAGAAAAGGGCTACTACTCGATGATGGTCGATTCGGAAAATGCGTACAATCCGAAGTTTGCTTCGCATCTGGGAATTGATCCAAAGAAGCTGATCTATGCTGCACCCGAAACTTTGGAGGACTGCTTCCAAGTTATCGAGGACACGATTGTTGCCATCCGTGAAACTGACAAGGATACCCCGATTGTGGTTGTCTACGACAGTATTGCGGTGTCACCATCAAAAGCAGAGTATGAGGCAGAGAACTACGAGGGTAACAACATGCAGGGCGCGGTGAGAGCCAAGTCCACTGGTGCTTGTTTGCGAAAGATCAACCCACTCATGCGTAAGCATAAAGTGGCTCTGGTCATCATCAATCAGATCAGGAACAAAGTTGGGGTGATGTATGGTAGCCCAGACACGATGGCAGCAGGGGGCAAGTCTCTGGAGTATTACTTGGGTGTGAATCTTAAGTGTGTCTCTAACAAGACCAGCGATCTGCTAAAGGATGACAACAAGAATGTTGTGGGTATTCAAGGAAGGGTACGCAACACCAAGAACAAGGTGTCGATCCCTTTCCGAGAGTGTGAGTTTGAGCTAAAGTATGACGAAGGATTGAACCCCTACGTCGGTCTTCTCAAGCAGGTAGAGGATGAAGGCATCGTGGAGCGTAACGGTGCATGGTATACGGTGAAGGAATCGGGGAAGAAGTTCCAATCCAAGGAGTTTGTCGAGTTGCTGCAACCCCCTGTAGACGCAGGGTTTACGCCAATCGCAAAATTTCTAGGCTTCGAGGGTTGACATTCGCTGAAAACTTGCTATAATAGGGCACGAACGAAAGGAAATCGAACATGAGCAACACAAAAAAGAACGACGCCGACGACTTCATGGGGGTTCTTACCGCCATGATTGACGACCTATTCAAGACTGCACTTTCTGATAAGGAGAAACCTATGCAAGAACAGACACAAGAAGCTCCCACCGAGGAGCAGACTGACAACCCCGTTTATGAGTCCATCGAGGACTACACGGCCCAGACTGGTAAGAGGTTCCGCATGACCAAGGACCAGAAGAGCCGTAACCTTTCCCGTGAGCAAGCCTTTACCGAAACCTTTGGAGGATCTAACTGATGATTAAGAACGAAGAAATGATTCGTACCTACGCCCCTGCGGCGTTCGCTACTGCCCCTGAGGATGGTCGAGTGTCTGACCGATACTCTTTCCTCCCCACCACCGACATTCTGGAGATCCTTCAGGATGAGGGCTGGACCGCATGGAAGGCCCAGCAGGTGAATGCTCGCAAGTGGAGCAAGGACCACGCCAAGCACATTATTCGTCTCAAGCACGAAGACATGGACATGGACAAGTTCGGTGTCGGTGACAGCTTCCCTGAGATGCTGCTTATCAACGCCCACAACGGTCTCGGAGGCTACACCCTGCAAGGGGGCATCTTCCGCATGATCTGCTCCAACGGAATGGTGATCTCGGAGTCTGACTTCGGCAAGATCCACATTCGCCACATTGGCTTCGAGGCCAAGCAGGTGCAGGATGCTTCCCGTCAGCTTATCGCCAATGCGTCCCAAATTGCGGACAAGATTGGTAACTGGCAGACGGTGCAGCTTTCTCAGCGTGCCCAACAGGACTTCTTCGCTGACGCTGCGAAGCTCCGCTGGGAGAACCCTTCGGACGATCTTATCCGTGAGGTTTCTAGCATCCGCCGTGAGGCTGATCGTGGGACTGACCTCTGGCGCACCTTCAACGTCGCTCAGGAGAACCTGATCCGTGGTGGATATCGTAACGGTGAGACCAACCGCATGGTTCGTCCCATCTCCAACATCCAGAAGGATGTGAAAATTAATTCGGAACTGTGGGATCTCGCTAGTACATATAGTGAGAGCCTTTCTCTCAACTAGTCCCAACTAATTTTTCAAATGGGAGGGGTTAGTGCCCCTCCCTATTTTTTTATTATGAGCGATTTCGACACGCCTCTCAACAGAGAACCAGACGGAACGTACATCACTATTGCCCAGATGCATTTCTTCCTCAACAGGAAGGATGGCAAGCGCAAGTTTAAGAATGGGCACGCAGACTTCTTTGAATACTATAACCTGTGTAGGGTGTATAATTTAGTATCAGAGATGATGAAAGAATCACCAGACTGCGCTATAATGTATTGGGACGAAAAACAAGGAGTAGTCTCAATGGGGTTCCCCACCGATGGTGAGGTGGCAAAAGCCCTAGCAGGTATTGAACACGCTGGCGTACTAGATGATGAAGACGAAGATGATGACGACGAGTTCGGAATCTTCGAGAGCACACCTTGGGACAATGGGTAGAACATACAGACATGAAAAGGATTGGGGCCGAAGCCCCAAGAAAACCAACAAGCGGAGGAAGAATAACATCAATAACAATTATTCTCCCGCCCGTAAAGTAACTCAAGAGGACTACGGAGACGAATCTGAAGCGTGGGACCAACTTGAGCTAGAAGCCTTAGATGAGGAATACAATGACAGACACAAACGAGATTAATTTTGACCCAGTTGTGGAATGTTCTTGGCTTCCTGATCGAGAGGTTAGACTTAGTGAGTACAATCAAATGATCACTCACTACGTTCAAAAATATATCGCAGAGAAATTAGATGCCAAGCAACTACGTCCTGAAGAATTCTCCAATGGACCGCAACAGACTCCAGAAGGTCTGTAAAACGCTCATTGATGAAGCTAACGAAGATAGAAAGTTAGCTCTAGAAACCCATCGCTTCTTCCGAGCGATGCTGGATGAGAACCCGCAAGATGGTACTGCGAAGAACTTGATGGTGGACTGCCTCAAGCTCGCGCAGACCTCTAAGACCAGCACCCTCAAGGTTGTTGATCTGCTCATCAAATTAGAGGTCGCCATCTCTAAAGGTTCCGACAACAAAGCAGAAACCGATTCCCTTTACGCGCAACTAGATAACCTTACCGACTAAATTGAAGGATAAATTCTACAAAGTTATTTGTGATGAGATCAACCTAGTTCTTCTCATCAAAAAGCTTACCATCAAGGACGAGCAGCGTGCTTACTTCTCGATCCGCAAGAAGCTACAAGATCTCGACAAGCCTATCAGCATCGAGAGTTACATGTCGCATGTAATCAAATACTTCTTGCACAAGGCCGACGAGTTCTACAGCAATCTGCCAGAGGACAAGGAAGATAGGTTGATGATTATCAAGGCAGTCTATCTGTCCATCATCGAAGCCTATCCTCCCTTCGATCTGTCCTTCGTCTGCTCCGACCTCAACAACAGCACCTTCATGGATGACCTGTTGGGAGACCAGAAGATTGCGGACATGCTCGCAGAGCGTCTAGGAGAAGCCTCTGGAGCGCCTAGAGCACTCAAGTCTATCCGCACCAATGCAGACATCAGACAGCTTGACAGGTACCTCAGAAGGAACGTCATCGGTCAGGACGAGGCCATCGAGAGTATGGTCAACGGCATGAAGCTCATCGCCAGCGGACTATACAAGAGCGGCTCGTTCTTCTTCATCGGTCCTACTGGTGTGGGCAAGACGGAGCTTGCTAGGTTGATTGGAAATAAGTACAGCGGTAAGTTCTGGAAGATCAACTGCGCCGAGTATGCACAGCAGCATGAGTATGCCAAGCTAATTGGTTCTCCTCCCGGTTATGTTGGGCATTCAGAAAAAAGCCTCATGGCTGAGAAGGCCGAGGAGTCTAATCGCTGGGTCATCCTCTTTG